ATGTTTTTTGAATAAACAACCTTGTGTACTAAGATTAGGGATTTCTTGAATAATATTTGGATCTTGACAAATAGAATTATTCAACCAAATCTTTAAAATACAAAAATTTTTTTTAGGCGATATTGTAATTCCATTAACAAACTTATTGTATTTAGGATTGATGCATATATTATTTCCCAACAATAAATAAAATAATGTTTTCCAAACGTCTCCTACATATCGATTTGAAATTTTATAAGAAAAACATCCACCTTCTCGATTTTTTGGGTCTTCCCACATAGGTGTTATATTTTCTTTCATAACAAACAACATACAATTTTTAATTATAGAATCTGTCATTTGTTCATTAATTTTAATGACCTTTTCAATAGAGTCAATTTCTTTTGCAATAGCACAATAACTACTTAAACTCCAATCTTTGTTGGTTGGTAAATGGTAATATAAATCCCATTTATCATTCGTTTCATGTAGTTGGGTAGTACTACAACTCGCACTCATGCACCCTTAATATATGAAAAGATAATTCTTTATATTGTTTAAGCATTTTCAATGGTGTACTTATTATCACCTAGATTTACATATTGATTTTTATTAATTAGAATATTTTCAAAATTAAAATTTGTAATGTGTAATTGATAATTTTGACTAAATATAAAATTTTTTCCATTAGACCTATAATCAAAATAACGTTTTAAAAATACAGTAGACAAAATATCATTATCATTAACAAAATATGATTTATCTAATTCGATCTCTGTAGATTGATTGTTATCTAAATTTACATATATAATTTCTATGAAAGGATTTGATACAAACTTGTCATTTAAATCAATTATAGCAAAATCCACAGGGTCCATTTTGCAAAAATATTTATTTTTGTACTTTGCATAGTAAAAATACTTTACATTATCTAGTTCCACTGTGCGTAATCTTTCAAATTTTACCTTTTTTAATTTCATAGTTTTTAGTAGTAAATCTTCGTTTTTATGAAAATATAAACTATCATAATCCTCTTTTAAGACTATTTCATTATTATCTAAGTAATACATTGTTGTATTAATCCAATTTTCTTCTATTGGTTCAACATTATATTCTAAAAAATAACCGTCTACTTTATAAACAAGATATCTGAGTAAATTAAAAGTATTATGAAAAGTTTCATTTGAATAATAATAACGATTCAATTTCATAGAAATATTTGTTTTGGTATTATTGTAAAATACAAATAATTTTATACCAGTATTTATAACAGGACTTGCATAGTTTAATGCCCAACATTTTAAACGATTCCAAATATTGAAATAAAACATTATATTTTATAATGCAAAAAAATATTTATATTTGTTTAAGTATATTAAAATAATGTGACTTTAATATATAATAATGAAAATGAAAAATGGATTATTTATTTTTCGCAGGGACTTGCGATTAACAGATAATACAGGACTATTAGAAGCATATAAACAAGTCGATAATTTGTATACTTGTTTTATATTTACTCCAGAACAAGTATCAAATAAAAATGATTTTAAATCAGCAAATTCGATTCAGTTTATGATTGAAAGCTTGGAAGACTTAGAAAATAAAGTAAAGGAAAAAGATGGAAAATTAATGATTTTGTATGGTAAAAATGAGAAAGTTGTTGAACATTTAATTAAAGAACTAAAAATAGATGGTATTTACTTTAACAAAGATTATACACCTTACGCAATTGAAAGAGATAATAATATTGAAGATATATGCAAAAAACATAAGATTCACTGTGAAAATTTTCAAGACTATTATTTATTTGAACCTGGTACAATTTTAACCGGCTCTTCTTCTATGTTTAAAAAATATACACCTTTTTATAATGAAACAAAGAATTATAAATTTCCATCTGTAAATAAAGGAAATATTCGAAAATTAACATCGTCAAATATATCAGATTTGTCTCTTGAGGATGCAATGAGTAGATTTGTTGGAAAAGAAAACAAAGAAATATTAGTACATGGTGGTAGAGAATTAGGATTAAAAAGATTACAATCTGCAAAGAATAGTCAAAAACATTATGGAAAAACGAGAGATTTTTTTGATAAAAGCACTTCTCATCTTTCCGCTTACATAAAATATGGATGTGTTTCTATTCGCGAAGTAAGAGAAGAATTTTCAAATATTGAAAGTTTCGTTAGCGAATTAATTTGGAGAGAGTTTTTTGCTCATGTTTTATATGCTTATCCAGAAGTGGTAGGTAAATCATATCAAAAAAAATATAGAAAAATTAAATGGATGAATAATAAATCTCAATTTGATAAATGGAAGGATGGACAAACTGGTGTCCCGATAGTAGACGCTTGTATGAGAGAACTAAATTCAACAGGATATATGCATAATCGTGGACGTATGACTGTTGCCAGTTTTTTGATTAAAACTTTATTGATTGATTGGAGATGGGGAGAAAAATATTTTGCACAAAATTTGACTGATTATGATGTTGCTAGTAATAATGGAAATTGGCAGGGTATTAGTGGTACCGGTGTAGATATGAAACCTTATTTTCGTGATATGAATCCATGGATTCAAAGTTCAAAATTTGATAAAGAAGCCAAATATATAAAAAAATGGGTTCCTGAATTAGAAAATGTTCCTCCCAAAGATATTCATAAATGGTATGAAAAATATGAAAATTATAAAGATGTAGATTATGGAAGACCAGTGGTTGATTATGTTGAACAAAAAGAAAAAATGTTAGAAATGTACAAAAATATTTGATAATTATTAGATAAACAAAATAAAAACATCATAATATTATTATTATTATGTTGAGTATAAAAAATGTTACCAAAGGGTATTTAGAAACGCTTTTTAAAAAGGTAAATAATATTATAAGTTATAAACATTATCATTTAAAAGAAAGAAAAATATTAGTAAATGCTTTTTTTGAACCAAGTACAAGGACTTCTTTATCTTTTGAAAGTGCTATGTACAGACTAGGAGGAGATGTAATAACTTTTAATAAAGATTTTTCTAGTTTAAAAAAAGGTGAGTCTTTTGAAGATACAATTAAAACCTTATCTTCTTATGGTCATGTAATGGCTATTCGTCATCCAGAAAAAGGAGCTATTGAAAAAGCTGCAGAAATATCAGACATACCAGTAATAAATGCTGGTGATGGAAATGGACAACACCCAACGCAAGCCTTATTGGATATGTATACTATTTATCGCAAATTTCCTGAATTAAAAAAATTAAAAATATTGTTTGTTGGTGATATTAAAAACTCTAGAACAGTTCATTCTTTAGTAGACCTATTTTCTTTTTACACTACGAATAACTTATTTTTCCTACCATACAATGATTCTAGCCCTGAACATGATTTTCTGTATGAACTAGGTAACAGACATGGACAAGTACCAAGTAATATGATTATTGAAAAAGATGAACTTGATATATCACAATATGATGTTGTTTACATGACACGTATGCAAAAAGAACGACGTAAAAATCCCATTTCGCCAGACTTTATTTTAACACCAGAATTAGCTGATAAAATGAAAGAAAAAGCAATAATCATGCATCCATTACCACGCAATGAGGAATTACCATCATCTGTCGACACAAACCATAGAGCCGTTTATTTTGAACAAATGAAATATGGATTATATATTCGAATGGCTCTACTTGAAGATTTAACTAATTGATTATATTTAAAGTTATTTAAATATATTCACTTTTTTAAAATAATGACTCATCAACAAAGAGATTTTAATAACGAATTAGAAATAGCTTATTTATTTGATACTATTTATACATTTACCTATAAAAAACAAAAAAGAACTTTTAGTCAAAGACATTGTCCTATTTGCTATTCCTATATACGAAAAAACAATGTTGTTTTAAATTGTACGCATAATTGTTGTTTTGATTGTTTTCATGTTTACATAGAAAAAGCATATGATTGCAAAGATTTTCCCATATGTTTTATTTGCCGAAAGGATATTCATGAAATTGAGATTCAAGATGAAATCAATAAAAAAAAAATACAAGATATTCCCTATAAACATTATTACATCGAACCGAAACGGGCTGTATTTCAATATCATAATGTAGGACGTATTTTTGTAAATAGAACTACATTTGTATTAATTCAATGGATTTTTTTAGTTTGGTTATTTTATGCAGCATACGATACAACAGCACAATACATTTATTGTTATTTAAATTAATTGTATTACACATCAATATGTTTATAATCACGATACATAAAAAACGTTTTGAAATTTTCACAAAAAGAGTATATGAATATAGCCAATATTGTTTCAACTATATTATTATTATGTATACTATGTACTAATAATAAACTTGGTAATATATTTTGAATAGCTTTAATATTGTTCAAAGTTCTACTACAAGAAATACATTGTTTTGTATGGTCGTGATATCGGTCAAATACTTGTTCTCTTGATAATATATTAGTTTCGTTTGCAGAATTCTCAATAAACTTTGACCATGGCTTTGGAAATAATTTTTTCCATTTATGATAATATTGTATACTATTATCACTTGTTGTAGGTGTTGTATAAGTTTTCATACAATCATTTAATTTATTTTTGCTACGTAACATTTGTTCTTGTTTATACAGTAACATAGTATCACTATCAAAAAACGTATGTGTTAACAAATGTTTCATCCAAGATGGTACTTTATTTGATAAATTTTGTATTTGTTCATTTTTATATTCATTTTGAACAAAAATGCGTGTTTTAAAAGGTGTAATAGGAACACAATATACGTGTAATCTTTTTATAAATACTTCAGGATAAATACTGTTTAACACATAATGACTAGGTTCATAAAAACTCATTGTTCCATTCCTGTATTCTGAGTTTCGCAGTGTGTTATCCTCAAAATAAATTTCTAAGGCAGATTCGTTCATGGTTAAAACAGATGCATTTACACTGCTTGCTAAGTCACGTGTAGATTGTAATTTATGGTGAGCAAAGGGTACATGTGCAGGATCAAATAAATTTTCTAATAATATATTCATACTATAAGGAACTTCTACTACAAATACGTCATCTGATACTGTATTTTGATATTTAATAACATGATTAGGAAAGTCATTATTAAGAGTACTGTTTAAATTTATCCATAATATATGATTGCATTCTTTTAAATCATATGTTTTTTGTTGAAATTTGCAAGTTTTACAATTATTTATTGCTTGTGGAATATCCAATACTTTTCCATTTGTATCGAATTCCCAACCATGATAAGAACAGCGTAAATTTTTTGTTTTTGGATCAATATAGCCTTCTGATAATGGACCTCCTCGATGCATGCATGCATTATCTTGTACAATGACTTGTTTATTTTTCTCCCATATTACTAATTTTTTGTTCATAATTTCTATTTCTCTAGGTTTATTGATTGGGAAGTTTTTTATATCAATTAAAGGAACCCAACCATATCCGTTGGCAAGAGCAAATAATGTAAACAATATATAAATCATATATATTATATATTGTAGTATTTCTATTTAAGTTACATATATTTATTTTTCTTCAAATTGTTCTAATAATTTTCTAGTTTTTTCTCTGTATTTCATTTGCGTAATATCGTATTTATTGCTCATAAATCCTAATAAATAATCATCATAAATATAATTCAAAATATTTATATCTTCATCTAATGTTATTTTCATTTGATATTCAAATAATGGGTCTAGAAATTGCGTTGTAAAGAAATTTCTATATAAATCAAAATGCAATATTGATTCATTTTTTCCAACTGGATAACAATGTGTAATAATTGTTTTAGTAATTTGATTTGCTTTCACTCTTGTAACAGTCATATCTGGTAAATGAAATTCATTTTCTACTTGCACATATTTTGCACCACCAATTATCTTAGACATACTATTTTGCCCTGCAGTATAATAAAATGTAGTACGACCAGATAACTCATCGATATCTTGATACTCTATTTCGAACGGAACGGGAGCTAGAGAATTACCGAAAGAATGCACATAACTAATATGCATCATATCAAGGACATTTTCAGTAACTAAATTATGAGGTCGCTTTATATGTCTAACACCAGATACACGCACAAATTTTGGGTCGTTTGCTTCAGGTGGAATATAAACAGAATGATTGTAATAGTTTCCTTTTTGACTATTCATATCAAAAGTAGGGCGTATATAAATATCTTCATTAATATCTTTCAGTTCGAATCTAGGAACGCCAAACGCATTTTTTTTAGTATCCGGAAATCCAGGCATTAAATCTACTAATCCTTTATTATATTCCCAACCATGATATGGACATTGCAAACAATTATTTGATAAAACTTTACCATTCGATAAAGAAGCACTTCTATGAACACAAATATCACTTATTGCTGTTATATTATTATTATAATCTTTATATACGGCAATTGGATATCCATTAAATAAATATCTTTTTGGTTGATTATATGGAAATTCATTTTTATTTGCTATTTTCCAAAATAAAGGTAAATGATTTTTATATTTGGATACATGTGGCTTTGTATTAATACGCAATGGAAAAATATTAACTACATATAAAAGAAAATATAATAATAATGTTTGTCCTATCATATTATATATATGAATATAATTATCTTTGTATTAATTGAATAAGTAAATTAGATATGTAACTTCATGTGGTTCTAATTCTCTAGGAATAGCCGGTATTAATTTTGGTAATTTTATATTTTTCTTGAAATTTATAAAATGATTACGTAAAAAACAACATATTATGAATAAAATTAAATGAGAGTTCATGTATTTTTATTAAAGAATAATTTTTATATAGTATTTTTAAATTTCTTTTGGACTTCTGGATAACAAAATATTAGATACATAATTATTACTCTCATTAATTAATTTTATTATTGATTCTATCATAAGTTCACTTGAATCAAAGGAACAAATTTCATTATTATATATATACTTAAAAATGTTAATTTTTTCTAAAATATCAATTTTTGATATAATTAAATCGGTTGTTCCAGAATAGTATAATGCTTGAATAAGTTTATTAATATTTAAAAAATTCACTTTTCTTAATCGACCAGTAGTTGTTCCATACTCTTTTCCTGTTTCGGCAATTTTCATTAATTCTTCATTATTATCTAATTCATCTGAAAATTCCGGGTCGATACCAACTCGTGTATCATATATCTTTACAGCACCATATATTTTTCTTATCTTCTGATGAGGAAACCCTAAACTACAAGCACTATATGGCAATGTATTACTACTTGTAACATATGGATAGTTGCCATGGTCAATGTCTAACCAAAAACCTTGAGCTCCTTCACATAATATTTTTCCTTCTAAAACTTCGTCCCATATATATTCTTTAAGTTCCTCTCTAAAATCGCTCACTGTGTTACCTTTTCTAGCATATTTGTCTGTGTAACAAGGACCGATTCCTCGTGCTGTTGTACCAATTCTATTTTTGTATTTTTCCTCATCTTCATAAATGTGTTCATCACTTACAATATGTGCTTTTGGAGATATCTTAATTAGCTCTGTATTAAATCCGTTATCTTTTAAATATTTAATTTCATTAAAAAAAGACTTTATATTAACAACGCATCCAGGTCCTATGATTGATTTAATTCCATGAAATACACCTGAAGGTATTAAATGTGTTGAGTATTTTTTATCATTTACATATATTGTATGTCCTGCATTATCTCCACCATTCCACCTGCACACATAATCATAGTGTTTTGTTAAGTGTGAAACTATTTTGCCTTTTCCTTCGTCTCCCCATGCTAATCCGACACATATATCGGCATATTCAACCATTATAATGAATACAATTATTTATTCATTATATTATTTTCGCTTAAATATCTAAACTTATTGTATTTTTGGCAGAATTATTCTTTTTACGATTTGATTTTTGAGGAATGCTTGTATTTTGTAAATCTTTTAATGAACTTACAGAAATAACCGATTCATTTCCGTTTGCGTTTCCTGTTGCTTCTTCTGCTTCTTTGCGTATATCAACTGTTCTTGTTTTAAGACCAGCTAATATATCATCTACGTCACTATTTTGTGGTCCTCTCATTTCTGGACGTTTTTTGACTTGCGGTATTTCATTAGCATCAGCCATACCCCTATTCATTTCTACTCCTTTTTCTTGAAACATTGCACCTCGACTTGCTGCAATATCGGGTCGATTTCCAGGTGCATCAGTATATGTCATTCCAGGCCTTGATGGAGGAGGTTGTTCTTTTGTTCGAATTGGTGCTGGGGGAGGAGGGCCGCGTGGCTTATTTTCTTGTTCTTTCATCATATTATTAGCAAATTCAAAACCAGGAGATTGTTGACTCATATTGTTTACAGTTGCTTCAGTAAATGCTTTCATTAGTTCTGGATTTTGGCGAATAACATCATTGAATGCTGGCGTTGCACTAGAAAGGGCTTTGTTTGAGAAATTTAATACAGCCGCACTAAAACCTAAGCGAAGCAGTAATGAAAGTTCAGGGGCCATCTTTCCGCCTTTGTATTTTTCGTGCAATTCTTCAAAAATCTCATCGTAACTATCAATATCTTCACTTATCTGTTCACCCCACCCATCTAAATTTAAATCAAATGGATTAAATACAGCATTTGCATATTCGACAGAATTCACAAATGTCATAAACCACCATTGTTGCAATTTGATAGAATCTTTTTTTCTTTTATCATCCATAATTGTTTCATATTCATCTTCTATTTCTTCAAAAGGACTATCTATATTGAGTGAACTACTTTGCTTTGTATGTCCTTTTTCATACCATTCATCCATTTTTTTAAGCATCATCCTTTTCTTTCTCCTTTTCTCTAGCTCAGTCATATTTGAAGTATAATTAACAGAGGGTACTTCGTTCATTTTTGCAAATCCATCCCATGTTTTGGTACTACCCACACTCTCCCTCGTTGCATTCCCTAAATTAGAATCTGATTCTTGAATGTCAATATTGATAGTTTCTGCTGGAGTTTCATCTAGTTTTGTAAAACCGCCCATTCCAAATAATTCAGATGCCATTCCTCCCAAGGTTTTTGTTCCATCCTCACCTGTTCTAGAGGTTTTTTGAGATAAGTTGTTTAATTCGCTTTCCAAATCGTCCAAATCTCCTAAATCAACATTTGCTGAATCGGATGTTTTTTTCTTATCATTCATAAGCAATTCAATCCCATCTCCAAAATTAACACTGGGGGTACTACTATTAGTTTGATCGTTAATTTTAATAGATACAGGTTCCATATCATTTTCTCCAATGTCAATAATATCCATTATTTTATGTTATTTATACAATTTTTATTTTTAAATCATCCGCATAGAATATTATATTTTGTTGTTTAAAAAACCAAAGACCTTGTAAAAAGCAATCTGCTAAATCGTCTTTTTTTTTTGTATTCATTTTCTCTGTCCAATTGTTGAAATAATTGTTTTTTTCTATAATCTCTTTAGTATAAAAAATACCATCTTTTTTATGTTCTTTGTAGTTTGGATTAGTAGAATTTTTATTTTTTATTTCTGCGTCTTTTTTACTTTTGTTTTTATCCTCGAATTGTTTTAATTTATTGGCAGAAGAAACAAAATGTATACTAGCATCTTCATACTTCATGATAAAATATTGAGCCAACATTCCTTGTATTGTTTTCATTCTACTTGCTAAAGGTGATAATTGATTCTCAATAACAATATGCAGTATATCATCAAAATTAACTTTATCTAATTCTTTTTTCATATTTTTTCCAATTTCAATTAAATCTACATCACCTGCTTTTTTTTTCTTATTAGCAATTGGTTCTAGACATTTACTTTCATAATGTTCATTTATTTTTTTCACGTAGTCGTCTTTTTTCCATTTTTCTTCGTTGTTCTCGAATATAAATAAACTATGGGCAATTGTAATAATTTTTTCTAGTTTTTGTTTTTTTAAATAAGGAAGCTTGGTTTCTTTTGTTGGAATTAAAAATGGAGAACTTTTCGCATGTTTTTCACAATAGTATTCACTATTTTTCATAAATTTTGCTTTTCTGGTACAACAACTAGGAGAAGATTTTTTTGTTTTTGGATTATTAATTTGACTACAACTATGTGTTTCTGTGTCACTTAATTCAATTAAATTTAACACATCCCAATGAATTATATTTACTTTACTATCTTCTTTGTTTAATTCTAAACAACATATTGCCATATTACGTATACCAATATCAAAACTTAATATTTTCATGATTAAATTAGAGTATTAATTATATTTATGTTCTCTAATCACAAAAATATAATTATATTTTATTATATCAAAATGTTATACATTTTTATATTTTTACTATGTTATTTTCAAACAACGAATTCTTTCTTTAGGAATAGTCGAATAGCTAAAAATAAACCGTTATTCATGTTGAACAAAGACAATCAATATGTCTACGCAAAAGAATATTATGAATTTTATAAAAAATATAAAATGAAATCAAATACTCTCCAATCGTCTTTTTTTGTAAATTATAAAGAATTCGCTGAAAAACATAAAAACAATTACAATATTTTTGAAAATAATTATGAATTAATTAAAAGTACAAAGAATGATTTATCTGGTGGTAATAGTTCTTTTACAGTTGAATTAAATAAATATGCTGATTTAATTGATTTTAATGATAATAATTCTGATGATTTAAATTACAAACTCTCCAGTACAGATAATATTGTAAAAACATTTGATTTTCAATTATTATTTAAAAATTTGTTACGTCCTTTAAATATTTTAAAAACAAAAAATGAAAATATTCCGGTAAATTGGAACAATACCAAATACTTAAGTCAAGTAAAAGATCAAGGACAATGTGGTTCGTGTTATGCGTTTTCTACGACTAATGTATTAGAAACATTTATGAGAATAAACAATTTTACTGTAGATAGATTATCTGAGCAGCAAATAGTAGATTGTTCACCAAATGACTATGGTTGTCAAGGAGGTTTCATGCATACTTCGCTTGAGTTTATTATTGATAATAAAGGTTTACTTTCAAATGAAGATTACCAATATATCGGAAAAACACAAAATTGTACAGATTTTAAAATACAACAAAATATAGTAGGATCTAATATAAGTGAGTATCAATTTGTAATTCCTTCCTCTGTGCAAGATTTAAAAGAATGTCTTACGAAAACTCCCATTGCCATTGCAGTAGATGCAAATAATGTATTTTTTCGATTTTATAAAAAAGGTGTTATTGATGTTCCTCCTCAAAAAAATAATGTATTAAATCACGCAGTTGTATTAGTCGGTTTTGATTATGATGAAGATGGCATGTATTGGATTATTCAAAATTCATGGGGGAAAGATTGGGGAGACAATGGTTTTTGTAAAATACGAGTACAAGAAGGAAATGGTGTATTATTGTGTCAAAAATATGGTGTATATCCAGTAAAATAAATATTTTAATACTTTTTATAAAATATTTATTCAAAATGTACTTTCTTTCCATCCTTTGGCTTTGGTTTGAACCTATCTTGTAATAATTGGTCTTGAGTAATGACAGGAGAAACTTGTCTAGCGTGTAATTCTTCACGAGATAAATAATTTGCTTTTAAATCACTTAAACTATGTCCTAATGGTTTGGTTCCGTCTAAAGTAGATGAATATAAATGGGGACCATTTACCTTATATGTAATTTTGTTGGATTGAATACTCACTAAATCAGTAGGCTTAAAATTATAGCCTGTATCATTACTAGAAGCCAACATATTACTATGCATGACAGATTCTGCGTTCTTAGTTAAATATTCACGGTATTCCCAGTTAGAGCGAATATTATTATCTTCTAAAATTTTTTTGTTTTCAGTGGAATGAGGTTGCCAAGAAGCAGTAATAGCACGTCCATCGTGCATTAATGGGGGAGCATAAGGATATTTATTATTAGTTTGATAACCTCTTTGAGAAGGGTCTAAATTTTCTATTACGTTCTTTTCGAAGGTAGATGCAAATTTTTGTAAACTAGATGGTAACATTATAATATATAATTTATATTATAATCTGAGAATAGTTTTTCAAAAAATTATGTATTAGATTCTAATAAATCGATTAAATCATTTTTTTTCAACTTACTGGTTTCAGTAGTTAGGCCTTTTTGAATAACTAATGCTTTTAAAGCTGGTACAGTCATTTTCTTATATACATCTTTATTCGTGGAATCGGAGTCATTTGATTCATTTTCTTCTAAATTATTTACTTCTTCTAATTTACTTACTTTAAGATTATCAACTTCTTCTGTATTTAAATCAACTTCTTCCAAATTATCGTCATCTGATTCTTCTTCAACATTATTAATTATTTCTTCATTTTCATTAATTTCATCTAAAGAGTTATCTATTTCGACCGATACAGTTTTTACTTCTTTTTCTGAAGTGTCTACTTCTTCTTCTTCTTGTTCTTCTTCTTGAGAATCGTCGGATTCTTCATCATCACTTTCATCAATACTACTATCGTCTTCAGAATTATCATCTAAAGAATCATCATCATTAAATGAAGCATTCGGAATTTGACTTATTTCTTCATCATTAATAGTATTTAATTCTGGAATATCATCATCATCTAAACTTACATTAATTTTTTGTTCTCTAGATGAAGTAGGCATTGACGGAGTTCCATGAAATGAACTTCGTTTCATTTCGGTCAACTCTTGTACAATATTATTTAAAATTTCAAACATTGTTTCGTTATTTTGTTCAACCTTACTTAATCTTTGCTTAAAATGATAAATTAACATTAAAAGTAATACACAACTTATACCAAGAGTAATAAAAAAGAAAGATTCTAGCATTAGAAATTTCATTATTGTATAATCTCAATTTATAATGTATAACTAAACGAATGTCTAAATTATTTTTAAATTTAATTAATTAATCATTTCATTTGAAAAAATAAACATAAAGTATATATAGCATGAATCAATCATTTGAAAAAACAAATACTCCAATGATGAAAGAAGAATCAAATAACTCATTTATGAGGGATTTTGATTTGAATATATTTAGTGGAAAAAATGTATTAATTGTTATTTTAACAATATTACTCATATTTTCATTTTTAGGAATTAACTTACTAGTAGATTTAGGAAATTTTTTACAATCAATTATCATTATATTAACACCATTGTTGACACAAATATTATCAGTATTTGGATATACCGCAGGTACGATTTTAGATAAAACCGAGGATGTAGCAACATCAGTCGCAAAAACTGGAATAGATATCGCAGGAGGTACAGTACAAAGTGTAGCAGACTTATTAAAAAAGGGAAGTATAGATAATGTCAATATGGGTGCGGTTCAAGAATTAGATAAAACTCTAAATACAAGGTTTGATAGTTCTTTAAATGAAAAAAAAACAAAGCAACCAGAATATAAATATAATGAACCAAAACCTGATACAAGTACTGCGCCTATTCAAAAACCTATTACCTCAGATAAGAGTGTATGGTGCTTAGTTGGTGAATATCAAGGTAAAAGAGGATGTGTAGAGGTTGACGATGCAAATAAATGTTTATCAGGACAAGTATTCCCCAATAAGCAAATGTGTTTACACCCAACTAAAACTGTTTATATGCATAGCCATGCTGCGTAATAATAATATAACTATTTTATATTATCATTTAATCATCTATTTTAATTTTTTCCTTTCTGTTATCATATTCTTTCTTTAAATTGGCAATTGCTGAAATATAAGGGTCATTTAATTCAAAACGAATACCTATAACTGAAGCTAAGAATTTATCACCTTCTTTAACGTTACCAAAGTAATTGTCAGAAACATGATGGTCTCTTGCAATAAATACATTAATAGGAACATTTCCATCCTCATCTTTCACTTCACCATGTATTCCTGCTTTAGTTATTGTTTTAGCTATACATTCTAATAGATGACCTTCTGGAGGATAGCAAGTTTCGCATTCAAAGGTAACTTGATAATCAATCATTTCATTGTTTACATTTCCGGAAGAATAAGTTAAAATTTTTACAGAGCCTGGTCTAATATATCCCTCTGGTATACATTTACCTTCAATGCTATTTTGTATTTTTTTTTCTAAATTTTGTTTTAAGTTCTTACCAACTTCTAGAATAGATAAAGATATTTTATTATTCAAAATAGATGATATATAAGGACCAAAGACTTTTCTTTCATTTGTTTCCATCTTATAATAATAACATAAAAAAAACTTTATGTTATTTAATCAATTTTTAGTTAATATTTGATTCATTTTATAATTTTGAAATATTATTAGCCAATGCTTCTATTGAATCTAAAAACCAATATTTTTCTCTACTTGATTCATTATAAAATCGCATTATGCATTCTAAAAACACACAAAGACCCGGTTTTAATATATTATCAAATTCTTCGGGATCATATTTAGGCCAATTCGTAATATTATGAGGATTTTCTTTTAAAATAGGTTCAATTCTATGCATAATATCTACTTTTCCCAAAGAACTACAAGATACACCTGTATTATTTTTTGCTTCCTTAAAATTTTTTATTTTAAAAACCCTTTCTTTTTTTGATTGATAAATAAAACCAATTATATTATTTAATTTTTCCCTTTTGATAGGAAATTTTTTGATTATTTCATTAGTAAACAACGAAAATTCAGTAGGCTTAGCCAATATCCAATCTTGTTTGTCTTCATTAAATATATAAATTTTATTTTCATTAGATGGTAATACTATGCCTTTCTTTTTGCCAATTAGAATATGATTATCATAATAATTAATTATGTGTTGAAAAAATGGTATGTCACTTCCGTTTAGGTCTTTTTTATATATTTTGTTAATAATCAGCAATTGGTCATCCAAATTTAAACAATCTAAATAATGATAAACAAAATATTTTTCCAATAATTCTTCAGATATTTGATATTTTTGATTAAGTATATTATAAATTAAACCAGCATTTTTATACCAATCAGACTCTGAATTAGAAATATCTGTTTGATATTTTTTGCGAATGATTGCTAATTTGCGTTTATTTATTTTGTCTAATTCACCTATTTCATCTTCCATTACACTTCTTGCTTTTCTTTCTGTATTTATTTGTTCTATATTATCATTTAATTTAATAAACAAAATATCAACAGCATCACTTAATTCATTATTCTCTTGTTTTTTTTCAATATTTGTTTTTATTGTTTCTTTCTTTAATGGTAATTCCATATCTAATGAATAATATTTTAAATCAACAGGATTTTCTCTATCATATAAACTTGCGCGTTCATCCGTTATTTCTACGGGTTGGAATACATAATAGTTATCTTTATTAATTAAATAGCCATTTGAACCATATTTATTTGTTATGTAATCACTTTTATCATTTACCAATTTTGTTAGTGCAAAATCAATATGTTCAACTGGATATTCTTTATGTTGCAATATAGATTGTAATAATTCATCTCTTTTATAAAATCCTTTTTCTTTGAATAATGCACGAATACGCTTAATAATAATAGGATAATTTATTTTTGCAAAGTCTTCATTATAATTAGAATTAACGATTGAGTCTTTTTTAATATTTTCATTAGGTTTACAAATATAATTGCAATTATCCATGTAATCACATAATGCTGTATATGGTCTATCCCCTATTTCATAAGATATTGTTTCATCATTTTTACTTGATAACTTTAATTCTATAGTTTGACCTTGAGAATTTTGATTTAATTTTTCTAATGATAAATTAGTTTGCTCAATATTTAATAAGCAATCTACTGCAGTCTCTTTCATTATACGAGTTACTTTTCCGATTTGAATTGCTTTCTTTTCTGCATATCTATAAGTATATAAATCTACAGCTTCTTTATCATTATCTAGTTTTGTACCATGCAAATATATTTCAACATTTCTTTCTTCAAAAGGAAGTGCACAGTGACTTAAATTTCTCACAGTTCGACCAATAATTTGTTCAATTCTGCTTAAATTATACCAAGGTTCCATTACATGAAGTTGTCGTATATTTTTAAAATCTAAACCTTCTGCTGCAGCCTTAGTAATTAATACAACCTTTATTTTTTCACCATGTATATTAGCCGATGAAGTAATTTCCTTTAAATCTAAACTATTGTTAGGAGAAAAATATTTATCTCCCGTAATCATTGCATATTTTGCAGTTTTAAACGAAGTACCTTTATATTGAGATTTTTTTTGCATAGTTAAAGAATCGAGTGGTTCAGATGGAGGATTATTAAATAGAGATTTAGTATGACTGGCTACACCAAACCTAGTAAATCCCATTTCTTCAAGAGTAAGTGCTATTGGTACAACGCCACTATCAATATATTGAGAATATATCATAATGATGCCTTTTGATTTTTTAATTAATTGACAAATGTTGTAAATTTTTTCGCTATAATTACTTATCTTATCTAATGAAAATATGGGTCCATACTTTTCTAATATTTCTGGCTTGTATTCAAAACCATATCTAAGTAAAAACGGTGAATTTTTAATTTTTTGATTCATTACATTTTTCAATCCTGATGAACCAATTAAATTATCAATTGTCATATCTTCACTTGGATATGTTATATTTAAACTTTGAATAGGTGCAGATAGTAATGTATAACCAAATGAGTCTAATTCTTCAAATACTTGATTATTATTATTAATGTCTAATTTATCTTGTGTATTTTCCATTATTTTGTTGTAAACCTTATTTTGATATTCACCAATATTATTTATATATAATGGAACAAATTCTATGGATTTATCTATTGGTTTATTATTCATTTGATTTTTTGGATATTGAAGACTTTCCAATGATTTACTATTGTCAAATAATGTAGGATATATGCGGAAAGGGAAAGTATATGGATTCTCTCCTCTTATATAAGAAATATATCCAGTTAATTTTCTTTGCAATAACTCTTTTCCTCCTTCTATCGTTGTACCATCTTTATTTTGTTTTGATTCAATAAAATCACCATTTTTATCAAATATTTCTTCTTCTTTGATGAGAGATTTTTTATCAACACTATTTAATAAGTTTGTTATCCAGACAATTTCTTTATGACTATTATACATAGGTGTTGCAGATAATAATAATAAACGTAAATTATCTGCGTATTTGCATAATTTAATTAAAGCAGTAGACGTTTTTTTATTTTTTTTATTGCTTTGAACTGCAGATATATTATGAACCTCATCTACAATAATTAATCGATTATTAAAATATTTTTTAACATTTTCTATTTCTTTTTCTTTTCTTTCATTCTCATCTAGTTCTAATGATTCATCTACCATTGTTTTTCTTTGAATATAACTTGCAAATTCAACATACCCAACAAACAAATATGCTTTTTGAATAAGAGTATTTATTTGCGATACAATTTTAGCTTTTGGTGAATCTTTCATTTGATTTGCATTAATTTCTTTCAAAAGATTATTTCCAACACATGTATTTGTTATCCATATTGAACCCTCTTGTTTTAATTTTCTTTCATCAAACAGTTGATTTTTAAAATTAGCCTGAACATTTGGAGACGCAACTATAATTATTTTTTCAGATGAACCTATATTTTTATAATATTGTCTCATTTCTTCAGCAACGCCAATAGCAGAGCAAGTTTTACCTGTTCCTAAACCGTGATACAATAATAAACTATTATAGGGTGTTTGCATTGATAAAAAATTTTTAACAAATAATTGATGAGGCATTAATTCAAACTCTGCATTACACATTTTTTCAGCTTGTGTTTTTACATCATATATCTTCCCATCATATTGTGTATCAAAAAATTCTTTTCTTTTTGCAATCTTTGTATTAAAATTTGGGTCATCAAGTTCAGGATAAAGGAATTCATCATAGATTTTATTATTGTCAATTAAAAAATCATGATGTTCTTTTTCTGCTTTTTTAATAAATTTATTTTTCGCTTTATCGTCTATATCTCCTGGATATAAACCTAACTTATCTTGTAAATCATCTATTTTTTTAATTTCATCCTGTGTTAATGGCTTTATTTCTTTAACTTTATTGCTTGTTTCATTTGAAGTAAATAAAGAGAAAATATTTGCATTTGATGAATTACTTTCTTGAATTACTTTTTCTTCTTGTCTTGGTGTTTCATCATTGAATACACTTTTATCTTCAATATTTTTATTCTCATCTAGAGTTTCATTTACCTCATCTGGATTATTGTCTCTATTAATTTTATTTAGTTCTTCTTTTAACATTATATATCTTATAATTTTTTCATCCCTTGTTGCATCACCAGTAGTTTTCGAGACAATAGAATTATTTTGTAATTGACCAATTAACCCTTCTATCATATTACTTAGTTTGCCTCTAGTATATTTACTATCATTGTAAATTACCATAAAATCGTCTATCTTATTTTTTATTAGGTCCATATCCCATTTCGAATGTCTTTGATGTGGCGCATTCAATTCTATTTCTTTATCATTATAATTTAAAATTAATATGGAAACAATACAAGTACCCTTATTACTTTTTTTATGTTTTTTACACCGATAGCCAATGGGACAATCTGGTAATTTTTCACCATTATCATTTATTCCACAATCTTGATCTTGTGTACCGCCAAATATTTTATTTTTTTTAGTATATTTTTTCTTATTTTGGCTTTTAATATTTGATTTATTTTTCATATTTCGTTTTGTTTTCATATGTATAGAATTATTGTATATATTCTATACATATATTTCTTTAATTTACATGTCATTAAAAAATAATAATTGAAAATTATGAATTGTTTCGTTTATATTGGTTAATAACCGTTTTTTTTCTAAATTATAGATGCGAATTTTACTTAAACAATCTTCAAAACTACACCATTCCATTTTACCTACTTCTGACCTTTGATATTTATTTGTTTGATAGGTATCTGAAGTTTTCATATAAGCAAGATAATATTTATGTTTGTATGATTTATAATTTGAACCGGTAAATATTTCTTCAAAAGGATATATATTTTTTACATTTAATAGATTTTTCTTATTGTAACCAGTTTCTTCGCAAAATTCCCGTATAGCACATTCGTAATCTTTTTCTTGATAATTCCTTCTTCCTTTTGGAAATCCCCATTCGGGTTCATCCCAACAAATTATTTCGTTACATTCATCTATAATTGAATTTAAATTATAACTGTAATTTTGAATATAAACACCATCTTTTAATTGATAAAATTTTTCTTTCGAATTTATTTCTTCGTTCCTATATTGTGAAGATATACTTCCTTTTCCCCATAATTTAATCCACAAATCCTCAAATGAAAGAGTCTTTAACATATTTCTCTCCTCATTTGTCATTTGATAAATCATATTTTTAATATATTCTTTATTTTGCAATGAATATTTACCTCTCATAAAATCTATGAATCCCAATGTATCCTTTCTTCGAATCATCAAGAATTCTAGTTTTTTTTCATTAAATCTAAATGCTATAATACCTAAACTAGTTATTGGTAATTTACATTGGTTATATAAGTGTCCTTTTTTACCACAATTATTACAATATAATTCATTCATTAATTATTAAATACGTTAATATTTATAAATCAAATATCTTTATATAATTATAATAAATAACCTATGAAATTTGACCCAAATGTATGGGGACCACATTATTGGTTTTTTTTACATACAATTGCAGAAGGATATCCTTTACATCCAAACGATGTGACAAAAAAAAAATATTATGACCTTATTCATAATTTACCTTTATTTATACCAAATGATGAAATTGGCAATTTTTTTAGTGAACTTTTAGATAAATATCCTGTTTCGCCATATCTGGTAAATCGAGACTCATTTGTAAAATGGATGCATTTTATTCATAATAAAGTAAATGTACGTATAGGAAAACCAGAAATATCATTACCTAAAGCATTGGAATTATATAGAAATGAGTATAAACCAAAACCGGTTTATTTAGCAGAAAAGTTAAACATAAAAAAACATTATATAATATTATTTTTAATTTTTATTTTACTACTTTGCATATATTTATGGTATGAATAGTATTAATTTCTCACAATATGTTAATTATGAGATTTGAAATTGTCATTTTTCTAATAGCTGCATTTATAATTGCTAATATATACACTGATGGTAAATATGTAAAAACGTTATATTCATATAAAAAATACTATCAAATGGCAGGTGTTGCATTTGCCGCATTGATGTTATATATTTTAATAAAAAAAACTCCTATGCGAGCTGAACAAATTGTTTCTGTGTCAAATGATTATTTAAAATACTTGCCAATCGATAGAAATACATCTAATATTATAAGTCCTATTCTAGATTTTACTTCAAAGCAAAATTTTTCTCAGCAAAATAACCAACAATACAATTATCCAATTGTTTCTATGCAAGAACAGGCAGCAAAACGTAGAATAATGCAATCTGGTTCTAAAGGAACTAAACGTTCGGTTAGTGAAACAAAGAAAAAATTTGTTGCTTCTAGACAAACATGGAGATGTGCTGATTGTCAAAGTCAATTAAATGCTTGGTTTGAAGTTGATCATAAAGTACGTTTAGAACATGGCGGTTCTAATCATGTTGATAATTTAGAGGCCTTATGCAGAGAATGTCATGGAAAAAAGACAGCTATGGAAAATTTATAATAATATAAGCATTCGTTGAAAACATTTTATTTATAAAAATTAAATGTTTAATTTAGACATTTTGATTAGAAAAAAATAAGATTATATAGTAAAATGAGTGACATTATGAATGATTTACAATCAGAGAAAAGTATTCCATTATATTCAAATATTGTATTTTTTTTAATTTTATCTATGCTATTCATTCAAGAAAATAAAAAGAAAGATGAAAAGGACCCATATCGAAAAGAATGGAAAGATAATACAAGATATGGAATTATTATACTTTCAATATTATTGGTTTGTTTATACCTATATGCCCATATTGCTAAAAATGCGTTGCTATTAACACATGAATATCAATATCATATTACCCTAGGTGTTCTATCCTTATTATATATAGGTTTGTACATTTCGCAATATGAAGCAATCGCATATTCAATGTATATTTTGACTATCTTTATAGTGATAGTTGCAATGGCTTTACTATTTAATGTTTTTATTAACTTTTTTAAATCTTTAAAAGGAATTGCAGGTGTCGTAGCGAATCTTATTTTTTTCATTCCGTGCTTATTTTCTGATTTTGTAAGTTACATTATGAATGAATATAAGACAACACCAAATAAAATATTAACACTATTTGGTTTGGAAATTATATTATTATTGATATACCTTTATCTACCAGATTTATTGTATAAACTTTCCGTTAAAGATGGTGTAGAAGTATTAAAAAATTATGTATATTTAAATGAAGAAAATATCATACCATTAGAGGATAATATATTAGCAAAATCAAGTCATATTAAAACTTTTTCTCAAGACCAACAAGAAGTAACGCGTGAGTATAGCTTCTCTATGTGGATATTTTTAAATCAACATTCAACGAGTATGTCTTCATATAATAAAGAGACAAATATATTTGATTTTGGTAACGGTAAGCCTAGAGTAACCTATTATAATAATGAAAATGATTCAAAAAATAAAGATGTATACAGAATATATTTTAGCAATCAAGAACATGATAAGCAATTTTATGATATTCAACTTCCATCACAAAAATGGAACCATATCGTATTTAATTATAAATCAAGACATGTAGATTTATTTGTTAACGGTAAATTATTACGCACCTTTACTTTTAAGAATAAAATACCATCCTATAATTTAGGAGATTTAGTTACGATTGGTAGTGAGAATGGTTTAAGTGGTTCGATTGCAAATGTTCGATACTATCAAAAAAATTTATCAAAACAACAAATAAATAATATTTATAATATTCTCATGAATAAAAACCCACCTGTAAATAATTTGTAAGTATTTATTATAAATGAATACTATTGTTATTATTTTAGGCGTTATTATAATTGTATTAATTTACATTCTTGTTCGATATGTCATGGCTACATCTACTGAACTTACAGCAAAAGCAAATCTAAACGATGATATTTCTGCAGTATCAATTACCAATGGACCAGCTAACACTAGTTATAGTTATGGTTTATGGATATATGTTAACTCATGGGATATGAGCAAACCTAAAACAATATTTAATAGAAGTGATAATATAAAATTATATTTAGACCAAAATAGTCCAACTTTAAAATGTGATTTGTTAATGAGTGATGATACTATGAAGACTGTGGAAATTACCGATAATTTTCCTTTACAAAAATGGGTTCATGTAATTGTTAGTGTAGCAAATCAATATGTTGATTGTTACGTTGATGGTAAATTAGTTCGCTCAGGTAGAGCTTATTTGGAGACTGATGAGAATATAACTACACCTAAGCAACCTCCAGGTGTTGATAATCAAATGAAATTGGGTGGAACTAGTCGTTTTGATGCATATGTTACTAAATTTAAACATTGGGATGAAGCCGTTAGTCCAGAAACAGCATATTCTACCTATATGGAAGGAAATGGAGAAGGTTTAAAGAATTTTTTATCTAATTATGGTTTAGACGTTTTAATTAAAAAGGACAATGTCGAACAAAGTAAATTTACATTATTTTAATTTTTCCAAAATCGTTTTATAATTATAATATATAACGATTATGAATAATTTTCAACAACCAACTAATACAAATAGTATGCAAGTTCCTGATACAATTCAAAATACAGCAAATTCAGTTACAGAATCTGTTCAAGGCTTCTCAGAGTCAGTTGGTAAATCATTTAACGAATTTTCTGATAGTGCCCAAGCCTCAATAGATTCTAGTGCCGAAGCATCAGAAGATTTTCTTCAATCAAATACATTGTTTGCAAAATTTGCCTTTGTCATTCTGATTGTTATAGTATTTATCGTTTTGCTTAGTTTAGGCATTGTATTAATTCAATATTTTACTTCACCGTCAAAAAATCCATATATTGTAAAAGGAATGGCTGGTGGAAATGACAATTTAACAATTAGTCAAGACCCACAAAATAGTAATTCTGTTACAATTTTAAGGTCAAATAATGAAGATACTGGAATGGAATTTACATGGTCTGTTTGGTTATATATTGATGAATTAAACAGTGGAGTAAATTATCAAAAATTTCAACATATATTCCACAAAGGTAATAATACATTTAACATGGATGGTATAGCAAATGTCTCCAATGGTCCTGGTTTATATTTAAAGCAAATTGTTAACTCAGATGAACAAAAACCAAACACAGCATCATTATTTGTTGTAATGGACGCAAATACTGGAGAAGAAACTGGTAGAATAGATAATCATGAAAATACATTAGAAATAAAAGATGTACCAATTAAAAAATGGGTATCAGTAATATTAAGAATGAAAAATACAATATTAGAAGTGTATATAAATGGTGTAGTATCTGCTAGATTACAGTTTGAGAATACTCCTTTACAAAATTATTACGATGTTCATGTTGGTAAAAATGAAGGAATCAACGGTAAAATATCTAATTTACAATATCACAGCGAAGCATTAACTATCTTTGACATTAATAATTTAGTATCTTCAGGACCAGATTTAAGAACTTTTTCATCAAAAATTCCTACCTCCACTAACTTTAATTATTTATCAAACCTCTGGTATTCGGGTAAATTATATTAGACATTTATAAATATATGTATATATTATAAATGTCCTCGTATACAAATAATACAAATAATACAAATAATAATACAAATCAAAATACGGGTAACAGCAATAATACAATATCAACAACTCAAAACGCATGTAATCAGCGAAGAATAAATATGCTTTTTAATATTCCTCCGGTTCGTCTTGAAAAAGTGAGTCCTTATCCAGATTATACTTCTCAACAGTTAAACATGCGAAGGAAAGTAGAAATATTAAAACATAATAAAAATTCAACTAAAGGTCGAAAATTAACTGCAAAAGAAACATATGCATTGATTAATAGAGGTAACTTTAGAGGCAATCGTTTAAGTTGTCCAGAAGACAGTAATATTCCACTTCCAACGTCTCGTTCAGGAGTACCTGGTCCAATAATGAATCTAGTTGAAGATAAATCAGTCCCCTTATATAATTATATTACCAATACTCTATCATCGGCTGAAGAAATTACTGAACCTAAATACGAATGGCTTGTATATCTTTTATCTAATATTACTTGTCCAGAGTCATTGTTAAATGTTACAAGAATTGCCTCTTTAATGATAAAAGAATCTATTAGTAATTCTTTTACAACATATACTTATACTACACCAGTAGTATACTATCTTACTGGTAGAAATATACCCATTGATACTAGTGGTGTATTAGTTACAGCAGAATTGAATAATTTAACTTCTAAAATATTTTATGGTGATAACTTGATTTTAAATGATTATACATTTCTTAGTGTCAATCAACCAACATTTACAATTTCATTACAACCTAACCCTTCAATTACTGAGTCAACTTATGATTATCACGCAAAAATATATGCGGGATATATGACATTTTCTAATGTATATTTATCTACAAATCCTGGTTTTGTTTACAATATAGGTTTAACATATAACGCAAGTAAACTTGTAGATTATTCAAATGTAAATATAGCATCTGATGAAAGTACTACTATTATAAATAATAGTACATTTTCATTAGTAGCAAATATTCAAGATAATTATGTAATTGAGGGTCCAACAAATTGCAAGTTATTAAATGCTCCTATAATGAAATCAACAACTACTTTCTTTAACGCATTAAATAATTCTATTGGAACTATATCTAAATCTTATGATAATACAAATATTATTAACTTAGATGTCTCAGTTTTATACGGTGAAAATAAATATGGTTCTGGAAATAAATATTATATTGGTAATGTATTCAGTCCTGAAATAACATTTCAAGTTGGATATACTTATAAATTTATTCAATCAAATTCTTCAAATACTGGACATCCATTACGATTTTCTACAACACCTAATGGTTCACATAATAATGGGTTTGAATATTTATCGGGTGTGTTTGCATCAGGTGAGGCTGGTGAATTTGGTTCTTATATTAGTATTGAAATTACAGAGAATACTCCCTCGCCGTTATATTATTATTGTGTTAATCATTCAGGTATGGGTTCTGGAAGATTACCTGACCCCGAACCTGAACCTGAACCTGAACCTGAACCCGAACCTGAACCTGAACCCGAAAGTGAATTTATAAAGTATCCACCATTTTCCGGTCCACCGGTATTTATTGAACCCGAACCCGAACCCGAATCCGAACCCGAACCTGAACCTGAACCTGAACCTGAGGTTTAAATATATAGTTTAGATAACAATTATAATTTAGGTACTTTTGTGATTGAGTAGACTTAAAAGAATAAAAAATAGCATTGAATTACAAATAATTCATAATAAATAAATATTTATTATAAATATATATTATACATGTCCATTCAAATTATTATAAATCAAACTGGATGGTATCTAATTTCGTCCAATACAACTCAAACAGTTTTAGAAGCTGTAAACGCACTTAAACATAATGCAAATGATACTTTAACATTATATAATAATGCATACTATTATAATCAACCTTGGCCTCAAACAACAAATTTTTCAAATAGTAATTGGAAAACTATATCAATAAATGATACTATAAATCCAAATTTAGGTTATTGGGTTTTAGTAGAAACATATGTTGCTAGTCCTGAGCCAGAACCCGAACCAGAACCGGAACCTGAAACCGAGCCTGCTCCTGAACCGGAGCCGGAGCCGGAGCCGGAGCCAGAGCCGGAGCCGGAACCTGAGCCCGAACCTGAACCGGAACCCGAGCCTGAACCTGAGCCGGAGCCGGAACCTGAGCCTGAGCCCGAACCTGAACCGGAACCCGAGCCTGAACCTGAGCCTGAACCGGAACCTGAGCCTGAACCTGAGCCTGAACCGGAACCCGAGCCTGAACCTGAGCCCGAGCCTGAACCTGAATCCGAGCCTGAACCTGAGCCGGAGCCGGAACCTGAATCAGAGCCCGAACCCGAACCTGAACCTGAACCTGAACCCGAGCCTGAACCGGAACCTGAACCCGAGCCTGAACCGGAACCTGAACCCGAGCCTGAACCGGAACCT